GGGGTTATAGACACAATACTCCTTATGGATATATTGAATTTGGACCGGCTAACTCATCACATGCTCACATTTATACTGACCGTTCAAACTTCTATTATAACGTATATGAAATGTATCTAAATGGATACAGAGTAGCAATGTATAACTGGTGGGTTGGTAATATGTATTTAGGAAGTGGTGGTGATTTCTACGCAACTATTTTCTATGATTCAAATAATAGTGGATATTATATAAATCCAGATGGTGGTTCTAGTATGAATCAGGTCACAACTAATAATCTCTATATTAGACCTGGATATATGTTACATTCTGATCCTGGTGGTTGGACTGGTGAACACTATAAATTACAATGGCACTCATCACATATGTATGGCCAAATTTATGGTAATGGTTATTTCATTATGAGATATGGTTCTGATGGTTTAGAATCCCATCAGTTTGCAAGAGATGGAAACTATTGGAATAGATATATGGGTTGGATGAGTAACTACATCAACCAAAACGTAAGAACTGATGCAGGACCTACATTCCAAGAAGTTTATGTAAATGGATGGTTTAGAAACAATACTTCTGGACATGGTTTATATAACCAAAACAGAGGAATGCACTGGTATTCAAATAACGGATATTGGAAATCAGCTGGTGGTGGATATGGATATGGTGGTATTGTAATGTACAATAACTACGAATCTGATTTAAGAGGATATGCTGGATATTGGGATGGTAGTGGTTTTGGTATGTTGAACTCATCTGGTAACTGGCAGATTCGTATTGAATATGGTAATGCTCATATGGAATTATATCGTGTGACATGGGCAAACGATATGAGAGCATATATTTTCTATGATAGAGGTGATACCGGATACTATATGGACCCTAACTCTCGTTCTCAATGGTTAGGATTAGAAAATAGAGGTAAAGGTAATATATCATTAACCGGTAGGTCAAACTGGAGAAGACCACAAGATTACACTGGTGATGTTTATTATTGGACAGGTAATATGGGTTGGGGTACAACTGACTTCAACTGGGTAATGGATTGGGGTAGTGGTGATATTGATACTTGGTCAAACCCTGCTAACCAACCTCCTGGTACATCTCACTGGGTGGGTGTTCAATCATACCACTATACTTGGAGTTATAATTCGGGATATGGATGGCAGTTAGTTGGTGGACCTGTGGATAGATTGTGGTTCAGAAACTCTTGGCCAAACAATAGTGGATGGAAAGCACAGGTTGACTCAAATAATAGAGGTGAATATTGTATTCCAACTTATGATTATAACCACTATTCAAGAGTTTACTTTACTTATAATAGAGGATACTACGCAACACAAACCGATTCGGCAATGTGTCAGCCGTACTCAACCGGCAATAATGGTGCATTTATGAGTTTCCACAAAGGTGGTTACTACGCATTGAATTTAGGTTTGGATGGCGATAACGTTGTAAGATGGGGTGGATGGTCATCTAGATGGCAGAGATACTATTTGAATGATGATACTATTGGTACTCCATATGTAGTTCGTGCAAACTTTGATAACTATGGTGGTGGTGGTATGTGGGTATCCGATGATGGTGATTTGGCAGACGTAAATGACGGATATTTATCACTTCGTGCATCTTATGGATTGAGAATCTTCTCTGGTAATAGAGGTGGTGGTGCAAATATTAACTTAAGATATGACGGTGTAATTATTGCATCAAACAACATTATTGCGTATGGTTCACCTTCGGATAGAAGATTAAAAGATAATGTTAAATTCTACGAAAATGCTTTAGAAAAAGTTCTTAAATTAAGAGGTGTTGAATTTGATTGGAAGGAGGGAACTGATGAGTACGAAACAACCGGTTTAAGACATGATATTGGTTTCATTGCGCAAGAGGTTGAAGATATAGAACCATTATTAGTAAGAGCAGATGAAGCTGGATATTTAGCAATAAGAGATAGAGCAATGCCGGCATTATTGGTAAACGCTATGAAAGAACAACAGGCTCAAATTGAAGAATTGAAAGCTAAAGTAAAAATGTTAGAAGAAAAATTAGGTTTGGGATAACAACTATATATTTATATATATTAAAGGAGAATAACTATGGCAATTAAAATAGCAGCAAACATTGGAACATCGCAAGGTATAACTGATGAAGCTTATGTTAGAATCTACCGATATGTGGTAGATAGAAACAAAGGTGCATTAGAATTGTATGTGAACGTATTTAAAAACGAAGAAACTGCAAGATTATTAGAAACAAACATTTCTAATCGTATGGGAGCACCTATTCAAGAAAGATTTCTTGCAAAGGTAGATGCGATTCCACATTGGCACTCATTACCTATGAATAGAACTGAGCAAGAAGTTATTGATGGTAGAGTTTACGAAAAGAAAGTTCCAGATTTTAGTGTTTTGGAAGGTGGTGATATATTTTCAAAAGCATATCCACTTTTAAAACAAAAAATAGCTGCGGATTTAATAGAAAGAAATGTAATTCAATCAGCAACTGTTTTGCAGGACGTATAAAAAATTAAAAAGAAGATGATAACTTTTATTGAAGAAAAAAATTTATTTGGTAAAAAAGTTAATACTGTATTTACAAACATTTTAAGATATGATTTAAATGATGATGATTGTATTTTAAGATATGAATTGAGATATAGAGACCCAAATAGAGAATCGGTTGCAATACCAGATACAACAGTATCAACTGGTGAATGGAAAGTACCACAAAATGTATTAAATGCATGGAGTGGTAGTAATTTTTATTTAGCAGAAAGAATGTGTAGTGATTTTAACTTTGTTGTTACGGGACAAGAAAATGGTTAATTTTAAAAACAAATATTTATTATAAAAATAGGAAACAATGGCTATAAATTATACTTGGGCTGTAAAAGCTCTTTCAAAAACAAGTGGTAATGGTCTTACTGATGTGATAATCGGTACTAGATGGGAATGTGTAGGTACTGATGATTCTGATAATACTACTGGAACATTTATCGGTGCAACACCTTTTAAATTAGATTCAGTAGATCCAGATAACTTTACAGAATATTCACAACTTACCGAAGAACAAGTTTTAGGATGGATAAAACATCACGTAAGTAGTTCAACACAAACAGGTTATTGGGACCATATTTCTGATAGAATTCAAAAAGATATCAATAATAAGAAAGGTGTAATCAAAAATGTAGATACATTTGATTTGCCTTGGTCACCATCTTCTGGTTCAATTTCTGGTTCAGTACCAATCTAATTTGAATAAAAACCTTTTTATATAGATAGTATCCAAAGCATTATATTGTGTTTTGGATATTTTCTTTATATTTATATCTGTATTTTTGGATTGAATACAAATTACAATTAAAAACCTAATTGGAGAAATAAAATGGCAGAAAGAATCGTATCACCAGGCGTATTTACGAGAGAAAATGACCTATCCTTCTTATCGCAAGGAATAGGCGAAATTGGAGCAGCAATCATAGGACCTTTCAAACAAGGACCTGTTTTCGTTCCTACTATCGTAAGAACACAATCAGAGTTTGAAGCAATCTTCGGAACTCCTGATGGAACTTATTATACTGAATATGCAGTACAAAATTATTTAAGAGAAACCGGCATTGTAACAATTGTAAGAGTAGGTGGAGTTGGTGGTTACCAAGAAGCTGCTCCAATTGGTATTTTTGCATCTGGTGGATTAGTTGGCGAAAAATTAATTGCAACATTACATACAACTGAAAGAGGTAATCAAGATGTTGAAAAAGCAGTACAATTAATATCTGACCCAAGAGCAGCATACTCTGGTTCGTTCTTACTTTCTGGTTCTGATTTTGGTTGGGTTTCTGCATCTATTCTTCCAAGAGATACAAATGATATTTCAGACGTATTTGGTGAATCTCCATTAGGAAGTAAAAAAGCTTTTGGATATACATACTTTGAACATTTAGCATCTGCATCTTATTCAAATGCAGCAGCAGGTTTATGGGGTGGTACGGTTGTTAGTGCAGTTGCACTTCCAACACAAGATTTTGCATACGATGCACAATCTGCAGAAACTCCATATGTACAATCTCAATTGATTAGTGGTGAAAGATATGACCTCTTTAAATTTGTAACTTTAGGACAAGGTACACTTTATAATACTAAATTTAAAATTGGTATTTCTAATGTAAAAGCAGCAGGTGAAGATGGTTCAACCGATTATTCTACATTTACTGTAACAATTAGAGGATATGGTGATACTGATAAGAGAAAGAGTGTATTGGAAACTTACAATGGAGTAAATTTAGACCCTGCTTCTCCAAACTATATCGCAAGAAGAATTGGTGACAGATGGTTGACGATTGATAATAATGGTAAAATTACCGAAAATGGTGATTACTCCAATAAATCACAATATGTAAGAGTGGTTGTAGCTGATGCGGGTTCATTCCCAATTTCAGCAGCACCATTTGGACATGGAGCTTATACAAATCCAATTAAGGCAACTGATAACGCACAGGCATTAAAAGTTCAAAAAGTAACTTTCCAAACAAATTCAATTGGCAATACTTCATCATCTCCAGTATATTTCTCTGGTTTTGATTATGAAACTAGTGGAGTATCTTTGGATAATAAACAATATTTAAAACCACTTCCAATCGGTGCACAAACGGGTTCAAATACCGCATTTGCATTTGATGGTAATATTAGTGGTGTAGGATTGAGTTATCAAATGACTGGTTCTGCAGCAACTGATATGGTGAAAAGACAATTTGTTTTGGCTTTCCAAGATGGTTTTGATGGTACAAATCCTGTATTGAGAATTGGTAAACCTGGTGTAAACGATTACAATAACAATCCAGTATGGGGACCATCTAATACACAAGGATTTAATTGTGCAACATCAACCTCATCTGGTTCAGTTGCATATACAAAAGCAATTAACGCCGTATCAAATCCTGACGAATGGGATATCAATTTAGTAGCAACTCCTGGTATTGTAAGACAATTACATCCTTCAATTGTGACTAAAGTGATTGATATGGTTGAAGCTAGACAAGATGCATTCTATATCGCTGATTTCAACGATTACGCGGATACAATAACTCAAGCAACTGAGCAAGCAAATGCTGTTGATTCAAACTATGTAGCAACTTACTACCCTTGGGTAAAAACAATTGATACAAACACAAACAAACTTACAACTGTTCCACCTTCTACATTGTTACCAGCAGTTTATGCAAGTAACGATAGATTAGCGGCTGAGTGGTTCGCACCAGCTGGTTTGAATAGAGGTGGTATCGTAGGAGCTGTGAGTGTATTGAATAGATTAACACACGCTGAAAGAGATACACTTTATGAAAACAAAGTAAACCCAATTGCAACATTCCCTGGACAAGGTATTGTAGCATTCGGACAGAAAACTTTGCAAGATAAAGCATCTGCATTGGATAGAATCAACGTAAGAAGATTATTGATTGCAGTTAAGAAGTTTATCGCATCTACATCTCGTTATTTAGTGTTTGAACAAAACACTTCTGAAACTAGAGGAAGATTCTTAAACACTGTAAATCCTTACTTGGAAACTATTCAACAAAGACAAGGTTTGTACGCATTCAAAGTAGTTATGGATGAAACCAATAACACACCGGATGTAATTGATAGAAATATTATGGCTGGACAAATTTTCTTACAACCTGCTAAGACTGCGGAATTCATAGTAATTGATTTCAACATCTTACCAACTGGAGCAAGTTTCTCAGCATAATACGAAAACAAACAAAATAGATATTTATTAATATAAAATAAAAGGTAATTAAAAATGGCAGATATACTATCCTTTGATAAGATGTTCTATACGAACTTCGAACCTAAAATGAAGAATCGCTACATTATGGAGTTTAGCGATTTATCAATCCCTTCATTTTTAGTGAGTGCAGCAAATAGACCAACAATTCAGTTCCAAACTGTGAAGCTTGACCATATCAACGTATATAGAAAGCTTAAAGGTAAAGGTGAATGGCAAGATTTGGAAATCACTCTTTATGACCCTATTGTTCCATCTGGAGCACAAGCGGTAATGGAGTGGGTTCGTTTATCACATGAATCTATTACCGGTAGAGATGGATATGCAGAAATGTATAAGAAAGATATTGATTTCTATTTGTTAGGACCTGTTGGTGATAAGATTGAGCAGTGGAAGTTAAAGGGAGCATTTATATCTCAGGCAAACTTTGGTGATTTAGCATACAACTCTGAAAATGAGCCAGTTAATATCACTTTAACACTTACTTACGATTACGCAGTTCTTGAATTTTAATTTAAGAAAAAAGATAAAAATAAGGGATACTCAAAAGGTATCCCTTTTTTATTTCTAATTTTTTTAGAATAATGTATTTATATATACAAAACAAAATATAACGTTATGCAAGAAAAACAATTTGATTTTCCAACGGAAGTGTTAGATTTACCATCTGAAGGTAAACTTTATCCAAAAGATAATCCACTTTCATCTGGTAGAATTACAATAAAATTAATGACAGCTAAAGAAGAAGATATTTTAGCTTCAGGTAATCTAATTAGAAAGGGTATAGTTTTAGATAAATTATTTGAATCTATTTTAGTTGATAATATTAATCCTGATGAAATACTAATAGGAGATAAAAACGCAATATTATTAGCAACGCGTATGTTGGGTTATGGTCCAGATTATGATTTTTCTTTTTTTTCTTCGGTAAAAAATGAAGTTTTGAAAGCAAGATGTGACCTTTCCCAAATAAAAACAAAAAATGTTGATACTTCAATTTATAATAGTAAAAACGAATTTGAGTTTATAACACCAGCTGGTAAAAATAAACTTATATTCAAACTATTGACACACGGTGATGAAAAGGCTGTAGAGAAGGATATTACGGCATTAGAAAAACTTAATAAAGATATAAAGAGTGATATTACCACTCGTTTGAGATATATGATAAAATCAGTAGACGGAAATTCTGATATTGGACATATCACTAAATATATTAATAATATGTTAGCTAGAGATAGTAAAGCATTTAGAGATTATGTTAAAGCAATTTCTCCGGATATGGATATGAAATTTACTTATACTCATGAAAATGGAGAGGTGGAGGAGGCGCCTATTGCATTAGGCGTAAACTTTTTTTGGCCTTCCGAGTAATCATAGCATAAATCTCCATACACAAATCTTTGATATGGTGTACTATGGACAAGGATTTACGGTAATGGAAATATATAATATGCCAACGTATCTACGAAACTTTTATTATAATAAGTTAGCAGATGCAAAGAAAAAAGAGAATGAAAGTGTGAAAAACGCACAAACACAAAAACAACCTTCAAGAGTTAGGATTAAAAGATAATCCTAACTTTTTTCTTTTATAGGATATTTATAAGTGTTAAATTATACTCATTATGAAAAGATATAAAATATCAGAAGGAAATTTTCAAAAATTTTGGGATTTTATTACAGGAAAAAAACCTGCACCTAAACCAATTCAAAAGGTGATTGATGATGATCCTGAATTGAAAAAAATAATGAAAGATTATGAAAAAATAAATTCAGATACAATTGTTCAATTAAATCGTATAAAAAAAGAAAATCCAGACATTTACGATTACTTGAAAAAAGCTGGATTTTTAAGTAAGTAATTATAAAATATGGCAGAAAATTTATCCGATGAATCCAAAAAGAAGCAGCTGTTAGACGAACAGAACGAAGTCCAACAACGAATAGAAGAACGTAATAAACGTATGGCGTTGGCAGGACAAGATGAAATCAAGCGTCTTAAAAAAAGAAATGAGCAGGATAAAGAACATATAAAGAATTTAAAAGAGGAATTAAAAGTAATATCTGATTCCGAAAAGAAATCAAAAGAATATACAGATGTTTGGGAAAAAGCATTAAAAAGACAAGGAGATTATAATGATACGCAAGAAGATTTTCAAAAATCTTTTGGTAGATTGGGTAAAGATGTTCAAACAACTTTACAAAAATCTACAAATGAGAGTAACGCATTTTCAACTATAACTGGAAGAATTTTAGAATTAAAAAAAGAACAAATAAATGCTTCAGATGAAGAATATTCTCAATTACAAAAGAGAATAGATGTCCTAACTAACATAAGAAATCAACAAGAGGGTGCTGCTGAATCAATGATTGAGGCAAAAAAACACGCACATGGTATAAGTGAAGCAGAAAAAAGAAAGCAAAAATTTCAAAGAGATACAGCTGGATTGACAGGTAAAGATAAAGCCGCAGCAGAAGCAAGTTTTAAAGCAAAAGAAAAATTGTTAGCTGCAGAAGAAAGAATAAAAAAAATACACGAGCAACAACATAAGATGGCACATATTTTACCAGAATCGGTACAATCTGCATTAGGGTTTGTTAAAGAAATGGGTTCAGTTGCTAAATCAATGTCACTCAAATTAGCGGGTACATTTCTTTTAGCCGGTGCGTTAATGGCGGCATATCATGCATTTTCAGAATTAGATAAAGCAGCGGAAGATTATAGAAAAGAAACGGGTATGACTGTTTCTCAAACCGAAGAATTAGGACATCAGGCACACCACATAGAAATGTATTATAGAAAAGTGGGTGTAGAACTGAAAGATGTTTATGATACTGCCAACGCTTTAGCAAATACATTTAGTGATGTTGTAGCACACTCGGAACAAACATTAAGTGCAATTACTTTAATGAAATCCAACTTTGGTGTTTCGGCCCAAACTGGTGCAGAGGTACAAGGTATTTTTGAACAAATTGGTGGGTTATCACAACAAACTGCCGCAAATGTTCAAATGCAAGCTATAAATTTAGCTAAACAATTGAAAGTATCTCCAAAAGAAATGATGGAGGACATAGCTAAAAGTGCGGGCATAACAGCAAAATATTTTAAAGGAGATGTTTCACTATTAATAAAACAGGCTGCAGAGGCTAAAAGATTGGGTACTAATCTACAAGAAGTTGAAAAAACTGCTGAAGGTCTTCTTGATTTTGAAAATGGTATAGAAAAAGAATTGGTTGCGGCAACTATGGTTGGTGGTCAATTCAATTTAAGTAGAGCAAGAGCACTGGCTTATGAAGGTGATATACTAGGAGCACAAAAAGCATCATTAGATGCTATTGAGCAAGCCGGAGATTTTACTAAAATGGATGTGTTTTCCAAAAGAGCATTAGCAGATGCTACAAATATGACAGTTGAACAAATTAGCAAACAATTGGCAATGAGAGAACAATTGGCTAATTTAAATGAAACTGATAAAAAAGCAGCAGAAGATGCCATTGCTAAAGGATTAGATATAAGTAATTTAAATGAAGACCAATTAAAACAAAAAGTTGAAGAATTTTCAAAGCAACAGGAAATAAATGGACAACTTACCAAAATGGAAGATTCCTTTAAAGGTATAATAGCTCAATTAGGTGGTACATTGATGCCACTTATGACATCTTTAGTACCTGTAATGGAAATGTTATTTAAACCATTAGAATGGGCAGTAGCAGGTATTCAGATGTTTATTCAAGGGTTAAAAGAAGGTAAAGCTGGAGCGATTGCAATGCTAGTTGTTCTTTCTCCTTTATTAATCTCAATGGTAGGCTCAGCGATAAGTGCTATATTTGCTGGATTAGCGTGGTTGGGGCCTTTTGGTGTTCCTCTCGCTATAGCCGCAGTTGCGGGTTTTATGTCACAAATGGGTAAAGCAAAGGGCCAAGCAGCTGGAGATGTGATGTCACCTGCTAGTGGTAAAACTCAAATTTCTACAAAAGAAGGAGCTTTACTTAATTTATCAAAAAATGATGATGTTGTAGCTGCACCTGGTGCAGTAAAAGCATTATCTACAATTAATAATACAGGTGGTCAGACTCAATCAGTAATATCTTCAAATAGTAATAATATGATAGGAGCACTAATTCAAGAATTTAGAGGTGTAAGAGCAGATATGCAAGCAGGAAAAATAGGTGTTTATATGGATGGGGATAGCGTTACAGCGGGTGTAGCAAAAGTTGTAGGTAGAGGAACTAGAAACGATTTTGCACTTCAATAAAAATTAGTAAAATGCCAACATTATTAGAACTTTTTAATAATAAAAAATATGATACTCTTGCAAATCAAACGCCGAAAGATGCGTTTGAAGTTAGAGATAGTAAAAGTGTACCTATATCATCTACGAGTTTTGCATTAAACAAAACTGCTACACCTGGTATTATTAGATTGAGAAGTGGAAATAAGACAGAAAGAATTGGAGAAACGAGATTAGAACAAGAAAACGTTGGATTATTTCAATACATGGTTTTAGGTTCACCTGCCATTTATGGTACTGATGTATTAAGAATGTCCACACAACAAACTTCATTAGTAGAAACAATGAAGATTGGAACTGGGGGTAAAGGATTAGCAGCAACTGCTGCACAAATTGTAGGAGATACTGTAGGAGAGGCATTTAAATTTGGTGCTTCAAAGGCAGTTGGAGTTCCTGCAACATTTAATCCAAAAGCACTTGCAACAAAAGCAGTTGGACAATTTAAAAATACATTTGGTTCATTTTTTCCAGATGTATTAATACCTTCAAAAGTTGTTTCTAGTCCGTTATTTAAAATAAAAGTACCAGGTGTAAGTGAAGAATTTCGTACACATCAAATACTGGCAACTCTTAAAAATATTTCAAATGGTACAAAAGTTGCAACATTTTTAGCTAGAAACGCAACTGGAACACCTGACCAAATAAAACAAACATTGGTCAATCAAGGTTTAAACATAGCACAAGAGCAAGCTAAAAAATTGGTTGCAAAAAAAGTTGCAGGTTGGTTATCAACGGGTGGAGAAAAAGCTCAACAATTAGCGAAAGAGCTTAGAGAAACCGGAAATGTGAGTATTAAATATTCATCATTAAGAAAATATTCCGATGTAACAAAAAATGAGAGAGATTTTGGAAAAAACCCACTCAATTTTGCTAATCAGCCGTTTAAAACAAATGATACTGATTATACAGAAAGAAACGATTTATCAAGTAATTTATTAGCAAATTATGTTGGAGATGCAGAAACTGCAAAACAAACAAAACTAAAATTTTTACCAGAATTAGCACAAAATAAATCAGAATATGAAACCGATGAAAATCCTATTTATTCAAAAGTTCAAAGAACAACTGATAGAAATAAATTGGGTTTAACTGATGTTGGAAAACTTTATAGAGATGTTTTAAATCAGACCGGTCCTTTTAATAAATCAGAAAAAACAGCCGAAGTTGAAAAACAATTAGATGGTTTAGATTATATTCCATTAAAATTTGTTTCAATAGCAAACTCTACAGCAGTTGTATTTAGAGGAACAATTACTGGTTTAAGTGAACAATTTTCACCAACTTGGGATAGTAGCCGATTCATTGGTTCACCGTTTAATTTTTACACATATCAAAGTATAGAAAGAAGTGTTCAGTTTACATTTAAAGTTGCATCTTTACATAAAGAAGAACATAAAATGAATTGGCATAAAATAGCCTACCTTTCATCTTTAGTATATCCACAAAATTATGAAAATATAACAGGCGCCGTATCAGCACCATTTTTAAGAATTACTTTAGGGGATATGTACAGAAATAAGGAATGTTTTATAGAAAATATGACTTATAACATAGATGATGACTATCCATGGGAAGTTGGTTTAAATGGGCAGGATGTACAAAACTACCGCTTACCAATGATTATAGAAATTACTTTGACACTAAAATTTGTTGAAGCAAAATCAAATACATTTAATTATGTTCCTGGTTCAGAAACACAAAGTAATAAAGCGTTGGTTGGAGACTATTTGTATGGATATAAACCATCAAAAGATGATGCAAGGTTAGAAGCTAACAGACAAAATGCTAATAAATTTGAGTCAACAAATAAAGGTACACCTTCTGCTACTCCTCTGACACCTGAAAAAGATGAACAAGGTAGTGATACGCAATTTGATGATGATAGTGATGAAGCTAAAAAAATTCAAAAAAGATTAAGATTAACGAAATCTAATACTCAACAAAGAATAGAAGGAACAACAACTTGGAGATATATTTATGTTCAAAAAAGAACAAATAAACAATTTTTTGGAGATGGTAGTGCTGTAAATCCTCCTGCTCAACTTTAATTAACTTAATATATGAAAAGTAGATATGCAAGATTAGGAACAAGAAAAACAATAGATGGTAAAACCGTCTATCGTACTAGAAGATTTCCTAATATTCCTTTAAGAGAAAGTGATATATACATAGCAACTGAAA